TCCCTTCTCTTCTCTTTTTTTTTTTTTTTTTTTTTTTTTATTTTAAATTAATTTCTACTATTAATTAAATTTCTACCTAAATCTAATTATACTTCCCAATGCTTAACATTTTCAGGATTATATCGCCCAAAATCCGGAGTAAAATTAACTCTAGTCTTATCTGGACGATGCATTTCGTATAATTGATTCAATGTAGGAAACCCAGCCAATACAGTTTCAATTGGAATACCGGCCTTTCTGCTAATTCTAGTTATTTCTTTCTTCTCCATACCACCAAATCGATAAAAAGATGCTATTAAACTATCCATTGAACTAAACTTACCAGCTGAAACACAAAATTGGAACATATGTAAACATAATTCATGTATACGATGATTTGTACCCATGTTATCATATGCTAATCCTATACTGGCGATTGCATAATCTGCCAACGTCAATCGTGGATTATTTCCCCACGCTAATTTTACCATAAAGTCATCAATATGCTTATACGGCAACACAGCAGGCATCCACTCAGGAAATTCAGCTGTACGAGCAATAAAATATCTTTTCAAAAACACAACTCCTCTTATTTTCAAGCCTCCATGCTCATTAGGAACACTTAAAAATGGAATCTTTGATCTAATATTTCTAATTTCCATCTTAAAAAAAAAATATTAACAAACTTAGCAAATCCTTCTTCATTGATAACATCACTAATTTCTGATCCTATAGCTGACACATGATCATCACCATATACTGGGAATTGCATCCTACCAGACTGATATGTCTCCTCAATTAATGCTGATTTATAAGGAGTCATAATTTCCACATATATCGTATAACTAAACCATAATAACGCAACTATCCACGAATTACCATGAGAAGTCTCATATGCTCCAGACGGCATAGTTCCAAAAATAATCTTCCATATACGAGCGAATATATGGACAACTTTAACAGATAAATTTTCAGTAGCCACCTGCAACAAATACATAAAAATCGCATAATGTGGTGACTGCTTACTAACATAAACTGCTGCCTGTGAAGAATATAATTCTAATAATACTCTATTTATGGTAGTATCTAGTGCCTTAAAATCACCATCAAAAAAATGCATAGTGGGATCATCATACTTCATTTGCTCCGCAAACTTTAAAGCACCACCGAAGAAAAATTTCATACCTATCTTAATACATTTTCCTCGCTCAATTAACTGTCTATCTTTTTGAACTGACTGAGCAATGTAATACATCATTTGCTGTAATATGAAGAAATCACGACATTTTTCATACATTTTTTGACGTTCAAGAGGATCCAACGAAAAACAATTAAAAATCTCAAACTTTTGACATATACACGATGCTTTCTCAGTAAATTTAGTCTTACCAGTATCACGAATTTCTTCTATATGTTTCCAAAAGGCAATCTTCATAGCTTTCTCTTGATCACCTTTTGTACCATTAACTGTCATCTTAACTTTAATACCATCTTGATCAGTGTATGGTTTTTCTCCTCCAGCACGAATTCCTGCACTAGACTGAGTAGGAGTAGTGAACATATACACATCCCGCTCTGTAATCGTCCACATAATTTTACCAAAATGCTGTTTTACTCCCATAAAATCATATAATCGCAATAACCCACGACTTATACATTTACTTAACACAGGAGACATATTTGGCACATACCTAGTATCAGTATTATACTTTTCAACTAACTTAACCAGCTTCAC